TTTTAGCTTGACCATATACCATCTGCAAACCTTTAAGAGTCTGTTCGGCTTGTCTATCGTTAAACTTTTCGTTTAAGCTGTCTTCTCTAATATTTTTTAAGTTCTTCATACACCCATTACCTTTAAAAAGTCTTTAAGCCCTTTAGAAGCATCCTTCTCTGACTTAAATGTATCTAATTTCTGATCATCAACATATAAGTTGAATTTCCCTTTTGCTGTAGTGATTACTGCCGTAACGTCTTTAGCCTTACCTAACTTACCTATTTCTTTAACGACGGTTTCGCCTTTAGGTAGTTTCATCTTAGCTTCTAAGATGATATTAAAAGAGTCTTTAAACGTTTTCATCGGCCGTTGGTTCCTGTTCAGCTGTACCATACATCGTTCCAGCTATTTCTTGTTTATGCACATCTAATGCACTATTAATTTTATCAGCCATAATGTCGTTAAAAGTATTATTACTACTCTGTACATCCCCGGCTTTTATACCATCAATTAAGTCTTTAATTTCCATAATATTTCCTTTCTGTATAATATATTTATAATAATTGATATTTCTAATTATCTATTAGGTCAATATCAATGTCTTGGTCTGGTTCAGTTTCAATTTGCTTATCGATCTCTGCAATTTCTTCTTCATCCTGACGTAGAATATTCTTTCTAATCCATTCCTTAGAGTAATATGTACCTACATATTCATCTACCATCGATAGAGTTTCTAATCTTTCTTTAAGCATCTCTGCTTCTTTAAGTTCTGCATAATAATTATCTTTAATAAAGTCGATAACTAAATCTTGTTTAATATGATTCCAATCAGATGGTACAATAATCTTCTTAAGGATTAACTGTCTCTTAAGAACTTCTAAGAATAAACCTGAAAACTTAGTACGTACCCTATCGATAAACTTCTGGAACTTTAATTCGTCTCTAGTAATTTCACTTGAACGACCTACATTAAATGCTGAGTCTGGCTCTAAGCGTGACATAGGAACATTAAGAGCCTTATATAGCTTCTTCTGGAAGTATATAATATCGTCTACTTCCCCTAGGTTTTGACCCCCTGGTAATGTAGTAATCTCTGTACCTCTACCACCCTCTCTACGAGGTAACCAGAAGTCTTCCATAACAGATTTATGGTCTTTCTGATCTTTAATTTCACCAGTGGCTGAGTATTCTTCAGCTTTACCCTTAGGTAAGTTACCAACATCAATATAGAATATACGACGTTCAGGGGCTCTAGACACTCGGTAAATAACCAAGGAATCTTCCATCATTGACAACTGATTTAAAGGCTTAAGGGCTTTATTTAAGTAACCTACAACCTTATCTCTTGTATCATTCAATAAACCTGAGTTAATCTGGACTATAGCATCAGTAGATATTCTTAAACCCTCAGAGTTATTTACATGCTCCTGATCTTGATATAAGTAATATTCACCAACTTCAGTGATTAATTCAGCGCCAGTTGCAGGATCCTTTTCCTTAATAACTTCTTTAACCTTACGAATCTTAGTAGGATCAATTTGTTTTAACTCGAGAATACCAGCTTCAGGTTGTTTTGTATTAATGATTACATGGTGGAATAGTCTACCATCAATATACCATCTTCTAAATAAGTCATAGCCATTACTATTAAAATCTAATATCTTAAGAACAGTATCAAACTCTTCTTGTACTAACTTCTTAATATTATCTGGTTGATCTAAATTATCTAGCATCAATTTAACAACCTCCCCGTCACTCTGGGATATTGCTTCATTAGTAATATCTTCAATAGCCGCATCAATCTCTGGATATGATGATATACTTCTATACTTAAATATTAATTCAGCATCACTCTTAAACTGATCGCCAGATATATCCATATACTGGCCAAAGAAACCACCTGATGGAGATATCTGATACGCGCCGTCTTCGTTAGTATCAGCGAATGATCTAGCTTTATTTTTTTCAACGGTCTTCTTTCTTTTGAATGAAAACCCGAATAGTTTATTTTCTTCTTCTGCCATAATTAGTGTGAGTTATACTCTTTTATAAAGACTATAGTTATTTATAACCTTTATAAAAGAGTGCTTTTATAAGCACCCTTTATTTTACCGATTAAGTCGTTGTATCAGACTCCCAATACTGAACTTGTAGTTCAACAGTAAACTCTTCAATCGTGTTCTCACTATCATAAGATACTTCAATAGCCCCTAAGTTAGTTGGGAAACAACCACGAATGTTATAAGATTTTACTTCTGTCCCATCTTTATCAAGTTGTGCAACAATCATATCTGACATATAGTCAGATGGATTAGTCATACCAGTATTAGCATTGTGCTGATTAATACCATTCATCCACTCTTCAAAAGAGTTACGAACGTCAAAACCAGTATCATTGATTATCACCTGCGATCTGTAATTGTCTACCACGGAAAGGAACCATGATAGGATTAATTACTGAACTTGGCAATTGAGCGGCTTTGACCATAAATGATGATAGTTCAACATCAGCAGTAACAAATCCAGGGAAACCTAAAGTCGCCTTAAATAAATTACTACGTGCACCACCACCGATTAGTTTTGCTTTAAAATCATCTACTCCTAAAATAGCCATGATTAGTTACCTCCAGCGATTTCATTAAACTCAACACCAGTTCTAGTGGCTACAAAGTTTAATGTAATAAAGTTAATTGAACGTGCTGGTTTGATATAAATGTCAGCAACAAATCGATTAGTATCGATAATATCACCTGTATTATTTGTATCATCACAAACTACTTTAAAGTCTGTAATACCACGTCGACCTTTAACGTCACGTAAGAATGGCTCTACCATATTTCTAAATTGTGCTCTAGTGAACTCATCATTGAATTCGAATAAAGACGCTCTAGAAGCTTGTGATATTGCCTTCTCTAATGTGATAAACAATCTACGAACATTAACTCTGTCAAATGCAGAAGCTTTAGTTTGTAAAGTCTTATCACCCCATAACATAGTACCTTGGCCAGGGAATGTAACAATAGGATTAACCCCTACTTTATACAATGCATCTCTGCTAGCAGCTACTGGATTATGAGCTAATTTAGTAACGTTATTTACATTACCTCTAGTTACACCTGCTGGACTAAACCATGCATCTGCAACATTATCTGCATTAGCACATAGGCCTGCCATAGAACTAGCAGCTGGAACCCAACGGTATTTATCGTTATATTTATCATAGATATATAACGCAGTTGAATCAGCAAACGCATATGAAGAAGATGTTAAACCATCTCTCCAAGCTTCAACAGCGGCAGTTGCTGCAGTATTATTAACAGTAGCATCCATGTATGGTGATACAAAGGCTACACAGTCTTTACGTGCATCAGCTATAGCAATTAATTTATCACATACTGTATCACTATCAACAGCACTTAAGTTAGATGATAGCATTAATAATGAAACTTCAACTGTTTCAGCATCAGCAAACATATCATAACCGAGCATTAATTCACCTGGAGTTAATATGTCATCAGATACACCACCAATTAAAGCAACTGAATAAATTGCTGTATTTGTACCAGTTACATTAATAACTACATCCCATGTAGTACCAATTAATGGAGAACCAGATGTTGACATCTCTGCCGGAGCATTTAATGAATTAATCCATGCTGATTGGCTATTAACAACATCTACCCAATAATTAGATGTACCATCAGATCCTTTAGCATCAACAGCTTGTGAAACATAACCAAATGATTCTAATACTGTGTCTGCTGTACCTGTAATACCACCATCTATATCAAATACTACAACATGAAGTTCATCGTCTGATGGAACCCCATTAAAGTTTGAAAACTCTGTGCCGTCTAATGTAGTAGCACCACTAGACATTACAGAAATACCGATGCTATTACCAATAGCACCAATTGATTTAGCCGCAAAAATTGCTGCTCCACCATAAGCTTCTGCTTCTGCTTGGTTGTTAATTACTACACCTGTCGCGCCATAAGCTGCGTTAGTTGCAGAACTACCTACTGCTCTGACAACACGTAATGTGCTACCATAGCTTAAAAATTGAGCAGCTGATAAAAACGTATCAAACGTTTCATCGTTGGGCTGCCCAAATGTTTCTACTAATTCTTGTTCCGAGCCAACTGTAACAATCGTATTAGCGGGACCCCACTGGAATGAACCAGAGATCGCGCCAATAGAGGCTGAAGTTGCAGGAACAACATTAGTCAGATCTATCTCTTTTACCTGTACACCAGGGGATACTAGAAATGCCATATTTGTTTACCTCGTCATTTAATTTATAAGTTTTTTCATAATACGATTGTTTATTCAATACAGTTATTTATAATTATCAACCTTTCCAT